ATTCGCAGAAAGGAAAGCCAACAATCAATGCAGAGCGATTCAAATCAGCACTCGAAGCAATCGAAGCTGGCAAGTACACAGCAGAACAGTTGGCTTCCAACTATGCACTCACTGAAGTACAACTCAAAGCTCTCGCACTATGAAATGGCATCCATCGCAAATCGGTAAGCTTATGACCAATGGCAGAGCCAAGGACAGCATCGGAGAAACAGCCAAGAGCTACATCAAGCAGTGTGCAAAGGAGGATTTCTACAACTACACCACAGAACTGAACAACAAGTACATCTGGAAGGGTAGAGAGCAAGAGCTGGAGTCAATCACTCTGCTCAACTCTGTGCGATTCACACAGTACACAAAGAATGAAGTGACCATCGAGAATGACTATCTCATCGGTACGGCTGACATCGTAACAGAGGACCGCATCATTGATGTGAAATCATCATGGTCACTCGATACATTCCCGGCACTTGTGGAAGATGCAGTCAACCCACTCTATGAATGGCAGCTCAGAGCTTATATGATGTTATATGATAAGCCATGTGCCGAGCTGATATACTGCATGGTCACCACCTGGGATGAGTTCTTGAACGAATACGAGAATCTACAGCTGCACAGAGTGGACCATATCGACCCTGAGAAGCGAATCACAGCTCTCTGGTATGACAGAGATGAGGATATCGAGGCTAAGATGGTTGCTCGCCTTAAAGAAGCATCCGATTTATATCATGAATATTACGAACAATTAAACAACAAATAACAATGGAAGAGCTAAAAGCAAAAGGCACTATTCACCTACTCGGTGAAGCCAAACAAGTGAGTGACAAGATGAACATCAGAGAGTTCGTTCTCTCAATCGGTGACAAGTATCCGCAGTTGGTACAGTTCCAAGCAGTTAATGAGCGAGTGAAGTTCCTGGATGGAGCCAAAGTTGGTCAAGAATGTGAGGTCAAGTTTGACCTTCGAGGCAGAGAGTACAACGGCAAGTATTATGTCAGCCTCAATGCATGGGATATCCGCATCGCAGCACCATCAAAACCAATCACAGATGAAATCGATGACGATTTACCTTTCTGATGGCGAGAACATTCGGGACTTCATCCATAAAGAGTTGAGGTCCCGACTCTCCAAGAGATATCGGATGACTCACTTGGCTGAAGATATGAATCTCAACTACTACACATTGACCAGATTCATGAAAGGCAATGGGGTGGGCGATGAGTTCTATATTCAAGCCTTCAACTTCCTAATGAAATGAAGTATTTCATCGCATACATAGGCACCAAAAATGACAACCTCGATAGCTTGGTTGCAAGGGTGCACGACTTATTCAACATGATGCCAGGTGTCAACACTTGCATCGTGCTAACCTTCTCGGATGAAGTACACATCTCGGAAGTGACTCCAGAGGAATTCTACGAACAATATTCAAGCCTTAACTAATGGAACAGCAAATACAAGACCCAATCGTTCTCAAGGTACTGGCGAAGTATTATGAGCGCAGCCAGCTCGGGATTCAGAAATATGGGCGCACTTTAGATCGTGATGACCTGAGCCTCACCGATTGGCTAAATCACCTCCAGGAGGAGTTGATGGATGCCACGCTGTATATTGAGAAGCTGAAGGCAGATGTCAAGTTTATTGAGCAAAAAACTGGACAAGGATAAGGGGTAAAAATTGCCACATATCTAAACACGAAATGTAAAACAAATGCCGTAGACGTGCGGAACGTAGCCTGCCGAGTAAGTGTCGGTTCTCATCGTAGGGAGATAGAGTTATTGCCTTCTTGAGCGAAAAAGGCTTTTTAAACTAAACACAATACAATGAAAATAGAGATAACCCACTACGGACACAAAGCCAGCTATGAGTTTGACCACGAGGATGTGGAGCTTGAGGACTTGATTTATCACATTGAGCAGTTGATTCGGTTGACTGGCTATTCAATCAATGGAACATTAGAAATAGTAAACGAAGAACAATGAAACTAAACCAAAACGATCAACGTGAGGAGATGGCTGCAATCGGCACCATGATACTCTTGACAGCAATAGCTATCATATTAATTATTAAAACTATCTTTGACCTATGGAACTGATACAATACCTCGCACTCGGGTGGCTCATCGCCAACTTCGAGCCTCTGCACTGGGTCATCGACTTCACATTCATGAGAGTCATCCCAAGCTCCAAGCTCGGTGATTACATTCACGCTGGATTCGGATGCTGGAAGTGCACCTCATTTTGGACTGCTCTGGCACTCTCAGGCAATATATATACGGCAGCAATCACAGCGATGGGTGCCTACATCATCAGCGAATGGATAGAGAGCAAATAGAATACATCACAGCAGTGCAACTAATGGATGAGAAAGAACGTCTCACCAAGAAAGTGCTGAACAGACTCAAGGCTATCAAGGTCAGCGTGACCGGACAGCCCGACCGTGAGTGCTTCTGCTCGCAAATCAGACGCAAAATCTGGTACAAAGATTTCACCAACTGGTATGAAAGCAACGCTTGACCGCTACATATCGTCCCACTATGAGGAGCTGTACCGCTACACCAGGTACTTCTGCTCCAAGTACAATCCGAAACTCACTATCGACACGGTCATCTCCAACGCATACCTTCACTGCCTCGAAATCAATGACAACACCGAGGATGTTGGTAAGGTCAAAAGCTATATCCTCAACTCAATCAAGCGGCAAGTCATCTGGAAGAACGTCAACAGCTTCAAGGACGAGCGAATCCTGGCATCAGAAATCGCAGTGCCGGACACTTTCGATGATGGGGAGGATTTGAACTACAAAATCGCCATCGAACAGCAATACCAGGGATGGAAGTCATCGGTGGACATCTATCGAGATGGGCTGACAGACAACGTCAAGATTGCAGTCGCCAAGGCATACTTTGACAAAGGGCTCACAACTGCACGATCTATGGCGAGCTACTTCAACATCCCAGTGACGTCAGCGCACTACCTAATCTCTGACATAAAAAACACGCTTAAATCCATACACTATGAAAATAAAAGATGAATACAAGGGCAAGACTATCGTCAAGAACACCACGCTCGGAAACATGACGGTGGTTGTTGACAATATAGATGTGAACAGATACCGATACTATGTCAGCATCGGATTCGGCTATTTGTTCGAAAAGGAGACCACAACTGCACCAGAGCAGTGCATTCGATATGAAGGCATCGAGGCAGATGAGCAGACGGAAGCTCCGAGAGCAGAACCAACACCAAAACGAAAAAGAAAAACCAATGCCAAAGCCAACACCAAACGAAACCAAGGATGATTTCCTAAATCGCTGCATGGGCGATGAGAAAGCACTCCAAGACTTTCCAGAGAATGACCAGCGATATGCTGTGTGCAATTCCATGTGGGAAGAGTCCAAGATGAGCGCATTCTCGAAGTTCAGAGCAGCATTCGCAGAGAAAACCTACTCCGACTATCCTGACTCGGTGCGAAACAACGCACGCAGAGGAATCGAGCTCAACAAAGAACTCGGGAACAAGTGCGCCACACAAGTCGGGAAAGTGAGAGGACAGCAGCTCGCAAACAAGGAGCCCATTTCAGTGGACACGATCAAGAGAATGTATTCATACCTATCCAGGGCAGAACCTACATTCGAGGATTCAGCACCAGAGGACTGCGGATACGTTTCATTCCTTCTGTGGGGTGGCAAGACTGGACTCGATTGGGCAGAAAGTAAACTAAAAGGATTAGGATTGATATGAAAACTGGTAGACCAAGAAACTTCGAAGAGCCAGAGGACCTATATCAGCTTTTCGTTGAGTATAGAAAGAAAGTGAAAGAGAATCCAAGGTATCAATATTCCCTTTCAAATAAGACTGGGAAGGCTGAACCGATTCCACTGGAGGTACCGCTTACAATGAGTGGCTTCAGAGTATTTGCACACGATCATGGTCTTGTGGTGCACGATTATTTCGCAAACACTGGAGGGAGATATTCAGCGTTTACGACAATCTGCACGCGCATAAGCGATGAAATTCGAAACGACCAAATTCAAGGAGGCATGGTTGGGCAGTTCAATGCATCCATCACTCAGCGACTGAATGGTCTGACTGAAAAGACTGACATCACTTCTGGAGGGCAGAGCATCTCCGAGGTGAAGGTGAACATAATTAGACCTACTGAATAGTATTATTGCTATATTTGTGGGTATTGGCTATATGAGAGAAATACTCGTATAGCATCCCTATTGCCTAAACTTGACCTATGGCTGAAATCTCAATCGACAGCACTGTCATCTTCGAAAAGAACTATACAGCATTGGCTGACCCTGGTGTGCGCTTCATCATCAATGAGGGTGGAAGCCGCTCGAGCAAGACCTACTCGCTCTGCCAAATGATCGTGGTGTACTGCCTCCAACATCCTGGCAAGGTGGTCAGCATCGTGCGCAAGACATTCCCAGCTTTGAGGGCAACGGTAATGCGTGACTTCTTTGAAATCATGAAGGCGATGGAGATATATGACGTGCAGAGCCATAACAAGTCTGAGCACATCTACACCTTCGGCAATGGAAGCATCGTGGAGTTCTTCAGCGTGGATGACGAGCAGAAGATTCGAGGGCGCAAGAGGGACCTTGGGTGGTGCAATGAAGCCAATGAGCTGTGGTTCGAAGACTTTCAGCAGCTCAACATGAGGACCGAGCACAAGCTCATCTTCGACTACAACCCGAGTGAGTCATCATCTTGGCTCTATGAGCTGCCGATGGAGGAGAGCATCATCATCAAGTCAACGTACAAAGACAACCCATTTCTGCCTGACAGCATCAAGCGACAGATTGAGGACCTCAAGCGAACCGATGAAGCCTTGTATCAAATCTATGCGCTCGGAGAGAAAGCCATCTCGAAGAGCAACATCTACTCGAATTGGTCATTCGTCAAGCATCGCCCGGCAAGGTTCGTGAACTTTGTGTATGGGCTCGACTTCGGGTACAATCACCCGACTGCCCTCATGCGAGTCTACTGGTGCGATAATGACATCTACATCGAGCCAGTGATATACGAGAGCTACCTCACCACCACCAACCTCATCGACAAGATGGGCAACCTGGGCATCGAGCAGCACGTCACCATCGTGGCTGACTACGCTCGCCCTGAAATCATTGCCGAGATGAACAACGCTGGGTACGATGTGCAGAACGCCAACAAGGTGGTCAAGAAGGGCATCGACAACATCAAGACCTTCGGAGTGGTCTGCGAGGATGAGCCACGCATCAAGAAAGAATACGAGAACTACAAATGGAAAAAGGTCGGTGACATCATAACCGATGAGCCCGTGAAGCTCTTCGATGATGCCATGGATGCCGTCCGCTACGCTGCCACGCACATCCGCCAGGAGTACTACACCGATGACTCGTATTTCGCCTTCTAAACATTTGGCTGCCTTTCTGCAATATAAGCATGGCATTTAGAACACAGAAGATATCCCAGATGACTCCCAAGGGAGCCGACTTGGAAGCAACCGACCTCATCGAAGTATCCACCATTGAGAGTGGAAGCTACGTCACACGATCTATAACTGGTCAAGAACTCATCGACGCAATACCACTACCGCCCACAGGCTTAACAGTCGGCACTACACCTATATCTTCGGGTACAATAGGAAGAGTATTGTTTCAAGGTACGGGGAATGTCCTTCAGCAGAGTTCGTCTTTATTTTGGGACTCAACGAACAACCGCTTGGGGATTGGGACGAGTACGCCTACATTTAGATTAGAAGTCCAAGGTGGTGATGTTAGATTTGCTAATGGATTAACAATTGGAACAGCAGGAAGTGCGGGGTGGCAATTTTCATCTAATACGGTAACCTTAATACAAAACGGATTTGTTAGTGTAGATTTTGCTAACGGTAGAGAATTTAGCTTTACAAATGCATCTTTTTCAACTACTTACTTAAAACTTGCGTCAGTAACAGGCAACGTCCTAATAAACACAACAACCGATGCAGGCTTCCGTTTAGATGTCAATGGTACTGCGAGGGTGAGTGGTGCACTAACGCTTAACAACACAAGCGGAACGAATAGAAGCACCGATATTAGGCTAACCAATTCAATTGATAACTTCCCTGCTGCTACTTTTTACCCAGCAAGCGGAACAAATGTTGGTCAAAATTTCCAAATAATTCCAAGAGGTACAGGATTGAGCGCAAATGTTAAAGCACAATTTGTACTTTCGGGAACTGATACAATAGCAGACGGAACAAATTTTGAAGCTATGGTCATTCGTGCTACGGGGGCTGCATTTACACTTATTTCTGGTAAAGGCGGAACAGGCACAATTAGACCACTATTACTTTCATCGGGTTTTTTAGATGGCTCAACAAACCCGAACCAACTATGGTTATATTCTTCAGGCAACATCGGAATAAACACAACAACCGATGCAGGCTTCCGTTTAGACGTCAATGGTACTGCGAGGGTGCAAACGTCTTTAGAAATTGCAGGCGCAACGGGTTTAACATTAGGCGGTGGTGTATCAGCTTTAGCTTATGCAGGAAGTGTTTTAAATATAGGCAATTCAGCTTCTTGGACTGATGTCCGTCTTTTTGCAGGTGGAGTTCAGAAGTATGCGCAATCAGCATCTTTAACAACAATAGCAAACACAACAATAAACCTATCAACTGCAACGGTTCAACTTGCAGGTGTTAACGCATTAACCTACTCAGGGACGGACATAAGAATAGGCTCAGTAGCAGCAGGCTTCAACTCTTTGTCAATGTATGTGGCAGGCAGCGAGCGAGCAAGAATAGCCTCAACAGGCAACGTCCTCATCAACACCACCACAGACGCAGGCTTTAAACTTGACGTTAACGGGACTGCGAGGGTGAGTGGGAATTTATATATTGGTAATACACAAAATCAATTTGCTTCATTAAATCCTTATTTATTTTTTCAAAGAGGAGCTGGAAATGGTTTAATGTTTACGCCTGTGAATGCAATAAATGCAGCCTCTCAAAATGGCGTTGTTATAATGGATAGTATTTATGGATATGTTACTTATGCAGGTGGTACACATACTTTTAATGCGCTTTCCATAAATACCAATATAAACACTGGAGGTTCATATAATGGAATTATAAGAGGATTCTATTATAACCCAACACTCACCTCAATGACAGGTGTAACACACTACGCTATTCACACAACAAGCGGACGCATCCGTTTTGAAAATCTACCAACCTCAAGTGCAGGGCTTTCAGCAGGCGACATATGGAATGACGGAGGAACATTAAAAATAGTTTAATAATAAAAATATGAAAACACAACCAACACAAGGCGTAGCAATTGAACCGATTGTATACCCACTTAACGCAGGAACGGCAACGCAAATGTCCGTTTTAGTTCTTAACTTTACAACTGAGGCAACGACTTGCACAACGTACTGGCAATTGCTAACTGAGGACGGACTACAACTTTCGCAAGGTAACTACACTTTGACTGAGGAAGAGTTCGCAGCTTGGGGTACTGACAACAACTACGTTAACCAAGTCGTTGCTGCCGCTATTGGCGTAACTTTAATTTAAGATTATGATTCAGCTCACTGAAGAGAATGTAAAGGCATTGGTAGAATTCGCCAATGAATTGCCAACCAAGTATGGTCTGCCGTTATTGCAGTTCATAGAGAAAGTCAAAGAGAATGGCGCAGACAACGATAGCGAGTCCGCAGACGTTTAGTCCGGCATATAACCCACTCAAGTTCATCATCGAGTCCACCAACAAATCATTGGCTGGCTTTCGATACATCTTTGATGTCTACGCTGCTGGCACTGCTACCAAGGTAGCAGAGTACAAAGTGCTTCCAACCTACGGCACTGGCTATGGCGAGGAGGACCTATCCAAGCTGCTCCAGAATCAAGTGAGCTGGGATTTGAACACAGAGCTCACATCCAACTATGGCGCACCGAATTCATACTACGCATATGAT